CCGAGGCGACCTAGCAATCCTGCACAACCTAATCGTGAGGCCGCAGTAATGGCAACAAATCAATTCAACGAGCTGCTTCAAGACCTGGATCGACTTGCGGTCAACCTTGTTTTTGACGGCCCAGCGCGAGCAGCCGAAGAAATGATCAAAGACCTCCAAGAGGAAAGCCCTGCATGGACTGGTAAGTTCCGCAACTCTTGGTTTATCCAGTCGCCAAATGGTCAAAAGACTGGCGGTGGCGGTCAACCCGGAGAGGCGATCCCAGTTAAGGCACCAGCATTGTCTGGAGCGCAAGTCGGTAAGGCGTTTTTGCAGAAGCTGATTGGCAGTAAGTCTGATTCCAGCCGTCTTTTTACTATTGGCAACTCTGCCCCTTACGCCGACCAAGCTACAGATTTAGCTCCTTTTGTATTTGAAGGTCCGATCCCGCCTCGTGCAGTCAAAACCAAACCCAGGAAGTTTGGTATTCGTCCTGATGGTGGACGCCGCGGTGAAGTTGAAGGAAGCGGCGGTAACTCCAGCAGCGCTCCACTGGACTGGTTTAGACATTATCACGGTAGTGGCAAGGCGGATGAGGCTGTAAAACGTGCTTATAGCCGAGGTTTCAAAGGATTTAGACGATGAACTATCAAGGCGTTCGTGCTGAATTTGAGTCTGACCTTGCGACGGCTTACGGCGCATTGAGCCCTGCAGTACCGATTTACTTCGATAACACACTAAATACAGTTTCTGACGCAGAAACAGAGTTCATCCATGTAAATCTGCAATTCGGCTTGACCACCGAGTCAACCCTTTCCACCCAACACGACTTCATCCGTGGAACGATTGTTGTTCGGGCGTACAGCGAAAAAGGCAGAGGACCAGCTCGCAATCAAACACTGATCAACACAGCATTTACTACACTCCAGGCACTCAACAACACTGCGAAAACAGACTCCGGCATCTACGTCCGCATTGGCGCAATCAACGGACCCAACTTCGGCACTGGTTCGACGGACCAAGAATCACGTATTGCATTCATGCCGTATTTCATTTCCCGTATCGACACGACATTCACAGCGCAAGTTATTTCGTAAAACCAGATTCAGCTAACCTGTATTTAAGCCGGGCTGTGCCCGCGTACACCCCATATAGGTTTTTCCTATGGCCACCGTTCTTTCGGGCACGTCCGGAGCCCTGTATTACAAACCTGCGGGCACTAAAGACGACCAGCTCACCGCTTCTGCTTTCCCAAGCACCGGATCCGACATCACCGTCGGCACCTACCTGAACTTCAAGGTGAACGATCAAGTCACCTTGACTTATCCTGCCGGTGCAACCACCACTGGTGCTATTGCTGCTGGTGATTACTACGTGCTGACCTACGTCGCCAGCACTGGTGTGATGACTCTCAGTTCTACCGAAGGTGGTTCTGCAGAAACCGCCACTGCTGCACCTTCCGGCTTCGGAAACGACAAGGCAAGCATTGTTTACAAGTCCTTCCAATCAGTCGGCAACGTTCGCACTTGGTCTTTTGAGGTCACTCGCGAAGAGATCGACACCACCAGCATCGGTGGGACGCTCGGTCAGGTCGCTCCGTTCCGTACCTTCATCTCCGGCTTTGCTGATGGCTCTGGTTCGGCTGAGGTGTACTTCACCGACGACGACACCACCATTGCTAGCCGTCTGATTGAAGACGTGACTCAGCGCAAGCAAGCTGGCGCAACCTTCAAGCTCTACATGGACGCGATTCTGTCATCTGGTACGCCTGATGACACGACCAGCCGTTCCATCGAGCTGGAAGCAGTGCTGACTTCAGCCAGCTACGCCGTCTCCCCAGACGACGCCCAAACCGTGTCCATCAACTTCCGTCCCACCTCAGCACCCACCTTCGACTTCAGCAAGAGCTGATAAAGACCTACAAGGAACAACGGCCCTCGGCACTGCCGGGGGCTTTTTTATTGCTAAATTACTAGGAAAGCAATTCAGGTATTCATGGCACTTCGCGCCATCGACCGACTTAAAAAAGCGGCAAACCTCGACCCCATCAAAAAAGAAGTCGAACTATCGGATGGAACGATTTTCGACATGTGGGTCACACCATTGACCATGGCCGAGCGTGAAAAAGCTCAACGCAAAGCCAAGTCAGACGATGCCACAGCTTTTGCCCTGCAACTTTTGCTGACCAAAGCCAAAGACGAGAACGGCCGCCCGTTGTTCCTAGCAGGCGAGATCGACGTTCTGAAGAACGAAGTCAAGGACAAAGACCTTCAGAGTTTGATGCTGGCTGTGTTGACTGACGACAGCGACGCCGACAGCGATATGAAAAGCACTGCAGAGTGAGATCAAGCAAGATCCTGCTCTGCAATTTCAATTCTTCCTGGCCTCCGAACTAAAGATGACGCTCTCTGAGCTTCAATCTCGGATGAGCCAGGAAGAGATGATGGGCTGGCACGCATACTACGTGAATAAAGCAGAAGAAGAAGAGAAAGCGTACCAAGCCGCCAAACGTCGCGGCAGATAGCATGTAAGCATCGTCGTACCGGGTCAACGTGGCTTATAAGACCGAGATCCAGATTGGCGTAAAGGGAACTACACAGCTAGATAAGCTGCGTCAGCAAGTAACTAGCCTTAATAAAAAAGTAAATGAAATAGACGCAAGTTTTGGTCGAGGCGTTCAGTCTGTAAAACGCTACGAAGAGACTCTTCAAAAAGCAGCCGACACTTTGCGTAAAGCAAAGATGGCGACTGACGATGAACAAAGGGCTGTAAAGCAGTATGTAACTGCATTAAACAATGCAAACGCGGCGCAGCAGCGCCAGAACAATCTTATTCAACAAGAAATTACACGTAGAGGTCAGGCGACACAAGCGCTTCGCGCATATAACGCCGAGTTAGCGAAGCCTAGGCAGCCTGGCAGCATGGCTGGCAGCTATTTAAGACCACAACAGGCTCGTGGGACGACACAGTTCCCTGGCCCAATCGGCCCAGGTCCGGCTTCTCAAATACCGTTTGGGCCAATAGGCGGCCCCTCTTCCTCGGTACTGGGCGGGCAATCTATGCCTGTTGATGAGCGTATTTCGCGGGCTTTGCAACAGAAGCGGGATGAAGCGCGTTTGCAGCAGGCTCTTTTGAGCCTTGAACAAAAATCAGCACAGGTCGAAAACGATAAGCTTATCGCCAGGAAAGAGTTGGCAAGAATTAGCGCCGAAGAAATAAAGAGAGTTAAATTTACAGCTTTTCAAGGGCCTATTGGCCCAGGTCCAGCAAGTTCTATTGGAGGCGGGCCTAAACCTCCGGGGCGCACGGGACTTCAAAAGTTTGCTGATTTTGGCCTAGGCGCAGGCTTCCCGCTGTTGTTTGGCGGTGGAGCGGGACAAGTGTTAGGCGGAACCCTGGGCACACTGCTTGGTGGCGGCGGTCCAGCAGGTTTTGGCCTGCAAATTGCACTTTCTGCCATTGGCGGGCAGCTGGAAGATGCTTTAAGGCGTATCCAAGAAATTGATAGAGCTACGCAGAATTTAGATATGGATGCACTCGCTCAATCAGCGATTGTCGTCAATGCCGAGCTTCGTGAGACCGTACAGAACTTAGTGGATATGGGAGAGAATCAGCGAGCTGTTGAAGTTGCAGCTGCAGCGGTTTCAATGCAGACCGGGGTTTTGCCTGAATCGGTTTCAGACGCTTCAAACGCAGTAACGCTTCTGTCAAATGTTTGGGATGAGCTTGTCGGCCGCGTGTCTGGCCTGCTGTCGTTGGTTGGAACGCCGCTTGTCTCTGCTCTAACGCTTGTACTTAAGTTGGTTAGCGAAGGTGTTAGAGGAATTAACTTTTTTGTTAACTTAATAGGTCTAGCGATAAAAAGATTTGTAGAACTGATTCGTTTTATTCCAGGGGGAGAGAAGCTTCTGCAGGGTATGGCTGATGCAATGGGAGGTGTAGATGAAGCTGCTGAAAGCAGGCTTGTTACGCTAAGGCAAACTGGTACCGAGCTAGAGAAAGAACTAGGTCGAGAAAAAGAGATATTCGCTATTGAGCAGCGACGTGTTGCAGGCAATACGGCCGCAGCAAAACTGACTAACGCTCAAGCGGATCGGGACGAAGCGTTAGCGAGACTTCGGATAGCCACTGAGAAGAAAATTACAGATGAGCGCAGGAAGTTTGCCGATGTTCAAGGCCATTCAGCCAAAGTAGAGCGAGAATATAACGAGGTCCTAATCCGTGGACAAGCAGAGATTGAAAAACAGCGTATATTGAAAAAATTCAGCTTAGACGAAGAAGCAGCTGGAATACAGAGGGCAAAAGAGCTAGCTAAGCAGCAGGCGCAAGAGACGAAGCAGGCATTAGACAATCAAAAACAAGCCCTACAGAACAACTTAGCTATTCTGCAAAATACGCTGGCGATTGAGCAAGAGCGCAACAACCTGGCTATATCAAGAATCAGTTTAGATCAAACTTTATCAAACATTAGGCTCAAAGATTTTGAGTTTATCAAGGCCGCTAGAGAGGCAGGCTTGAGCGAACTAGAGCAACTTAAGTTGATGGGGCTGGAGCGGCTGAATAGCTTAAACATCGAAGAAAGACTGGCTCTGGTCAGGAAGGGCGGTGCGGCTATCGCCAGAGAAGAAGAAGAAATTCTGAAAAAGCAATTCACAGACAAATTAAAAGCTGCCAAGCTCGAGTACGATTCTCAGCTGCTATCTATTGACGCTTCTGTATCCAAGGCAAAAATAGAGCAACAAATAACGCAAATACAGAGTCAACAGCTTCAGGTGCAAGTGACATCACTGAAGATTCAAGCCCAAGCAATTGAAAACGCTGAAGAGAGGGCAGCTGCTCTTGCCCGGGCGAATAGGGAACAAGCATTAGTTAATCAGCAGACTGCTGAAATCGAAAGGCTGGCTAGAAACAACTTAAGCACGGCTATAAGACAAGCCGATATTCAGCGTCAAATTGCAGGAAACAAGTACGAAGAGCTTAAAGCGACAATCCAGTCTGAAGAACTGGAGCGTCGGCGTTCGAAAGTTCTTAGTGAAATAGAAGCCAGGAGCGCCAGAATTGCTCAAAACACCAAAGCGGCTGCTGAGGCATCAAATCAAATAAGCAGCACTGCCGGCGGCTCAGGTGGAGGCGGTCTCGGCAGTACAACAACTCAAACGCTAAGCACTTCTATGCCCATCGACCCAGATGTCCGAAAGGCTGTTATGGACAGGGCCCCTGCTTTGACCGGGTATCGAAGTACCTATGAGCTGATTGAAAAGTTGGAAGAAGCGCAAAAGTTTAAAAATGCGCGGGCCGCTAGGGCTGCTCAACTTGCTCAAATGTCACAACCAAGTTCTAGTTCTTTCGCAAGCTCAAGTTCTTATGCACCCAGATCGTCTTCCGGTAGCAGCAGCGGCACTACAAGCGTCAACATAAGCACCGGTCCTGTATTGGAATTTGACGGTAAGCGTTACATGACGATGGATGATTTTGAAAAAGGTGTTGCGAAGCTTGCTGGCGCTCAGGCGCAACGCGCAAGAAGCTACGGATCACGTCGCTATGGAGGGATCAGCTAATGAGCAATAGAGGCCAAGCCCAATACCTACGCGTTTACATCTCCGGTGGAGCGGATCAAAAGCTCTGGCAAAACTTCTATGTCAACACTGATGTAACCCTGTCGTCCAAGACCTACACCTACTTTCCGTTTGAGTGGAGCGGCGTTAGTGAAAGCTCAGCTTTGAGCGGCCAAACGGTTTCATTAAAGCTGCCTGCCACATCATTAGCGATTAACTGCTTTGAGACTGCCTTTAAGCAGCAGCAGCTGTGTTTGGTCAGCACTTATGAGTTTGATACGCGACTCGGCATTGACCTTCCGCAGTCTGGCCAGACTTTAATCGCTGAATTTTTAGGTTATGTCGCTTCGATGAATGGGACGTTTACAGAGCTTACAGTTGAGCTAGGATCAACCTTGGCCCCTATTGGAGCGCAAATACCGTCTAGAACGGCTACAAATGCGTTAGTAGGAGTCCCGATACAGCTATGAGCATTCGCGTTTCAGATCCTCTGTTTTTGCTGTCGGCAGAGACCGGCCTAAGCGTTGGGGAGCTTAAAGCGAAAGCTGCTGCTGGCAATCCAGATTTAGAGAAAAAGCAGGAAGCGTTAAAGACTGGCGAACCAATCCCCATTCTTTTTGGCCGCTTCAGGAACGGCAGTGGCGGCGTGATGGTGCAGCCAAAAATAACAGAAGCTTATTTTTCTAATTCAATCGTTGAAAAAGATATATCAACAGACGGTGGCACGGTTGTTGCAAGTAGGGCTATCGAAAGGCTTGAGCTTAAGTATCTTGCTGTCTTAAGTGAAGGAAATATGCCGCAGTTGCAGGTAAGGGATTTGTTTCACGGGGCTTGTCGGCGCGGTACTTACAACCAGACTTACAACGGCAGGGCTGGTACGTGGGACCCAGGCAATGAGACTTATGACTTTTTTACTTATACCGCTACTCTTGCACCAAGCGGTATCGAGGCTTTCAACATCACCACTTTAAGTCAAGGTGAATCAGTAGATTATCCTACAGGCAATTTGTATTATTATCGCAGCTCTGATAACATTATTTACCAGCTAGAAAAGAAAGAGTACGGATTTCCTGTTTTCTGCGGCAATTCTGGTTCATATAGCGGCTTAACAACTTTAAGTTTTGAGTATAACTTGGATGATCCTGACTCTGAAAACGTATCAAAGACTTTAAACGTATTTATTAGAAATGGTCTGCAAGTCACTCGTTTAGTAGACAGCGTAACAGCCGAGTCCGACAATTACGTTGACCTAGTCAAGTATCTGTTTCAGACAAACAATCGTCTGGCTGACGACTTAATCGACACCACCGCACTAACTACTGCCGCAAGGTTTACCGACACTAACAGCTTCTTGTTCAATGGAGCGATAACAGAAAGCCAGAACCTGCTGGACTGGATACAACAAACATCTGTCAACTTCTTGCTGCGAATTACCAATACAGGCGGCAAGTTCGGGCTGCAGCCACGACTGCCTTACAACACGGACCACACGATTAAAACAACTCAGGTGACGCCCGAGTTTACGTTTACAGAAGAGCATGTTGTTGACGGCGGCTTTGAGATTGAATACATCAGCCTGGAGGATCGTCAGCCAGTTTGTTTTGTCATTCAGTGGCGTCAGCAGCCCGAAGCTAATTTTGGACTGGTACGCACCGTTGAGGTCAGATATACAGGCGAGGCCACAAGCGGCCCATTCATAGATATTGATATGAGTAACTACTGCACGAATGAAAACCATGCAGTGAAGGTTGGAGCGTTTCGGTTAGCGCAACGCAAATTTATTACGCACCATCTGCGTTTAACCGTGCGCGAGCAAAACTACAACAGCACTCTTGTTGTAGGGGATTTGGTGCGTGTGCGTTTACGCCGCGAGACAGACGAAGGCGAAGTTGAATACCACGACAAGCTTTACGAGATCAATCGGATTGAAAAAAGTTTTTCTAGTACGATTGTTTACGACCTAACGCATTTTCCTATTGACTCACAAGGTCGCAGCATTATTGCGCGTGAAGTCGCTGATGCTGTTGGAGCGGGTAACACCATTGACGTTGGCAGGACCACGTTCGATTGCGACGAGAATAGCCCTACGGATAATACGCCGATTGGCGGAAGTACCGGAGGCGGAGGCAGTAACCAACCTCTTCCTGCTGATACTGAAGTTCCGCTTCCGCAGCCGGATGATGTAGATAGTCCTTATCCAGACGGACCAAACAGTCCAGCGGATCCGATTGATCAATCAGCAGATGACGACTCTGCGCTTGAGCATGACGGCAGTGGATCGTTCCCGATTGCCGGAGGCAATGCTTTTGTTCCTGGAAGTGCTTTGCCTTGCGTGGGTCGAGTTTGCTTCTATCGCCAGGACAAAAATGGCGGTGAGAGAGTGCTGAAGCAGTGCGTCACTCAGCAAATATCCGGAAATTATTATTCAAGCATTACAACCGATGATATTGATCACTACATTATTGCGGTGGGTCAATGTCAAGATCCAAGCGATCCATCAGGTTATGGGCCTGAGATTAACTTTGGTCAGATCGGCCCAGCAGAGCCTGACAAGAGCATCTATGGATATGTTCGCTGGGTAGGAACAAAGTCGAAAATAAATGAACAAAACCCCCAGGAAAACTTTGAGGTTGAGGAGACAACTCAATGGCAGACGCTTTTCTCAAGCATAGGACTTCAAGGTTTAGCAGGCTGTTCTGCAGGCACATCACCGATTGAAGGGTGTAGTTCCACTGGTGCGTTTGTTGGCCCTTGTGACTACTATGTTAATTTTAGAAGTTCTGTTTGGGCTGTGATTGGAGTTACATCTGGCGGAAGCGGTAATTTGGCTTTAGGCGGAATACTCGGCGGTCCTTGTTCAGGTCTATATCCAGGCAGTGGAGCAGTGCTTCGGTTTCAAGGTCAATCCAGCACAAATGCCACGTATAGGATTGATGGCGTATGGGAATTTGGCAATTTCGTCGATGGCGAAATAGTCCCTCAGCAACGCTGGGACGGATACAAAGAAAGTGATCCGCCCGCTGGCGCAGTGCCTGGTGCTTGCACTCTTACTTGCTCGTAATGGCTGATTTTCCTTCGCTAACTCCGCAAACGAGAGCTTATACCCCTGGCTCGTATGCAGTTTTGCGCACCAACACGTTTTCAGGCGATGAAATATCAGTTCGTCGAAACAACGCTGCTTTTGATCATCGCTTGCGCCTCACCTTCATAAGTGGGTCGGTCACGGATCAAAATACAGTTTTTTCGCATTATGCAGTTCACAACCGCTTCCAGCCCTTCGACCTACCGACTTCAGTGCTGTCTGGTTCGGAGCTGACGTTTCCGGCTGGCTACCAGTGGATTTACGCTGGACCTCCCGAGGTTTCATACGACCCAGGAGTCGTTACGGTATCGGTAGAGCTGCAGCTTGTAGCCCCTTACGAAGTTTGACATGACCACTTTCCCTTCTCTGGTCCCAAATGCAATTTCGTTAAACCACGGGGTGCCGCAGGTTAGTGAGTACGAAGCTTTTGGCATCGGACCTATACGTTTCAGGCATAACAACTATGTAAACGGCCAGGAGTTCCAACTGGTATATCAGGCTTTAGATCAAGACTCTATCGAGTTAATACGAAGCCACTATCAAGACAACGGTGGAACGTCAGGACAGTTTGCGGTTCCGACTGCCGTTCTTGCCCTCATAAACACTACAGATTCTTCCAGCAAATATAGATACACAGAAACACCAACCGAGGAACATATTGGTCTTCAACGTTACAACATAACTATTTCACTTAAAGCTATTGAAGGAATATTACTTGAGTTTAATTTGGATGGGGGCTCGACCACTGTTCCTGACGAGGAGGCAGTTGACAAGTTTGTGTTCGTTGGAACGGGACCTTTTATTTTAAATGGTTCTCCAGCGAGCCAAGCTACACTTATTGTTGACGGTAACTGATCATGGCCGCTACTGAGATCAAAGTACGGATGCAGCAGCGGCGTGATACAGCCGCAGGATGGGTCTCTGCAAATCCGACACTGCTAAGTGGCGAACTTGGTTTTGAGACGGATACCTATAAGTATAAGCTCGGCAATGGCACGACTGCCTGGAACTCTCTTGGCTACGCTTCATCTCCAGACAAGTTAATCGAGGGCAATACCGAAGCAGAGGTCGTAGATACCGGTTCTGACGGGCATTTCAAGGTCACAACTGAGGGCACTGAGCGAATCAGAGTTGGCCCTGCCGGGCAGATTGGCATTGCTGGAGCGAATTACGGAACAAGCGGCCAAGTGCTGACTAGCGGTGGTCCGTCTGGCGCAGTGTCTTGGGTCGATGGTGGCATCACCGTTATTGATGGCGGTAACTTCGAGACAGGCGGGTCAGCTGTCTCAACTTCTAGTACGATTGATGGAGGCTCGTTCGACTAATGCCAACACCCACTAACAGGACAGCCGTAAGAATTGCACGCGGCACATACTCGAATCTGAACAGCAGTGTTGCTGACATCAACGAAGGCGAGATCTGTTATGCAACGGACCAAGACAAGCTGTATGTAAAAGAGGGTGGTTCGCTTGTCAGCACTCAGGCTGATACAAGCACTTTGGCGGCATTGGCGACTGCGCAAACGTTTACTGCAGGCCAACGCGGTGAGGTTACGACGTTGACTGATGGAGCGAATATCAGTATTGACCTTGCCGATTCAAACAATTTTACGGTGACCCTTGCGGGCAACCGCACGTTGGACAATCCGACAAACATTGTCGCCGGCCAAAGCGGCTCAATTTTCATTGTGCAAGACAGCACAGGCAGTCGGACTTTGGCTTACGGCAGTTATTACGACTTTGCTGGTGGCACCGCTCCAACATTATCTACGGCTGCAGATGCCGTGGATCGTATTGATTACGTTGTCCGGTCTGGCACTTCTATTCACGCTGTTTTCACTGCTGCATACTCATGAGCGTCATTGGTTCTAACGTTCTTGCTGGCGCGTCTGGC